TTAATTAATAGTTACATTAGTAACTGTTGGATTAACATCAGGGTTGCCATCCCAGTTATATGTCACGATAAAATTACTTCTAATTTGTGCACCAAAACTATTTTCAGCATCCACCCATGATGATACAGTGTATACAGTACCATTTTTGTTAATCACCCATTCATCTGCTTCCATAATTTTGCCTGGAAATTCAGCAGTTGAGGGTGCTTTCAGATTTGCTTTTACGTCTTTTTCAGCTTGATATTTAAGTGTAGCTTTCTCTTCACTTGTAAGAATTCTATCTTTTACTTGCTGTATTGCTTGACCATCTTTATAGAATTCAATTGTACCACTCGAAAATCCAGTTACGTTAGCATCACTGGTTATAACAACATTAAATAAATAGTCTTCATATTCAATTGAAACCATGCTATTAGTATCATTGTTTTCAAATTTTTTAATATTCATGTCATCTGTTTTCATACCTATAGCATCACACGCATTAAATAAACTGTTTATAATAGAAACGTCCACTTTATATTTTTTTGCCAGTTCTTCTTGTAAAGTTATTTTTTTATCTTTTGTTTTGCTTTGATTACTTGTTTTTTTATCTTTATCACCACCACCGGCAGCTAGTCCAATAATCATTAAAACAACAACTATTACAATACCTTTTTGCAGTTTCCCCTTTCCCCAGAAATTTTTTAATTTTTCAATCAGTTTTTTCATTTTCTTGTCTCCCTTCATAAAAACTGTTTGTGATATTATGTATCACAATAATATTATAATACATAATTTTACAATTTTTAACGATGAATAAGATATTGTTAAAATAAACATACTATGTTTATGAAATTAAAAATAAGAGAAGTCAGAAAAAAAAGAAACTTAACGCAGATCCAATTAGCAAAATTGACCGGGATAAGCAAATCATCTATTAGCCGATATGAACGTGAAGATCTCTGGCCGGATATGCTGGAAATGGAGTGGATTGCTTTAGCAATGGATGTTAAAATTACAGACCTATTTGATTCAGAAGTCAAGTAAAATTCGTAAAAACGTAATATAATTCCCATATATGGGAATTATACTGTTTTCCCTTTTTTTATTGTTTTTTTAGACATATAATTAATTTATGGATAGCAAGGAGAGGGAGGAGTTATGGAAGAAAGAAATAAAATTTATAACAAAAAAAGCAGAATAAATACAAGGGGGAAACAAGATATAATAAAAACAATTTTATATTATCTAGAAAGAATGAATCAAGAAGATTTAGATAAGATGCTAGATTATTTAAATTATTTAATATTGAACTAAAAGGACGATGATCTGATTAATCACCGTCCTTTTTTATTGGGTCAAACAATTCCATTATTATGTCTCTTTTTTCTTCGGGCATACTTACAAATTTTTTCACCAACTCTTTAGCATTTTCACTTAAATTATAAGTTTCGGCTAAATCATCTAGTATTGTTTTTGGAAATTCGGAGATAGGATTTCCTATGCCTTCTAATAACCAAATATAATTTATTCCGAATAATCTACAATACAATTTAAATAATGGTTCTTTTTGCTGAGGATTTTTTAATCTATCTTGCTCGATATTTGCAATTACATCCCTATTAACACCTAGCTTTTCACCAACCCCAGCTTGAGACAGACCTAATTTTTTTCTCGATTCTTTAAATCTAGCTCCTACGCTGTTCAATTTATCACCTCCTTGACCATATGATAGCATAAGAATATGAGTATATCAACACATTTATTTTATTTATAAAACAAACGAAAGAGTTGACAACTCGTTAAAGTGATGATATTATGAGTTTGTGAACTCGATAGGAGGTGATAAAATGAGTAAAAAACACAAATGTATGACTTGGGAAGAATTAAAAAAGGAAATTGAAAAAACAAGTTATTTTGTAAAACAAGTTAGTAAACTCAACGATAATGAACTTGAAATTATAAATGCAATAGTCACAGGTATGAATATTCAAAAATCGTTAAGTAATGTTGATTCTGTTTAAATGGAGAGGAGTGGTAGAAAATGAATCAATTACAAATTGTTGAACATGAAGGAATCAGAGTTTTAACAACTCGTCAATTAGCTGAAGTTTATGAAACTAATGAAAATAGCATAAAAAATAATTTCGTTAACAATAAGGACAGATTTATTGAGGGTAGAGATTTTTATTTATTAAAAGGCAATGAATTAAAAGAGTTCAAGAACTACGTCAATGATATTGACCTAGTCAATCCAAGAGCCCCGCATCTATATCTATGGACCGAACGTGGAGCAAATCGTCATAGTAAGATTTTAGACACTGATCAAGCGTGGAAACAGTTTGATGTATTAGAGGAAACTTATTTCAAAGCAAAAAGCATGTCAGCAATGCATTTGTTGAAATTACAAAATCAGGCATTAGTTGAAGTTGATGAAAAAGTTGAACACATCGACAGTCGCGTAACTAATCTAGAAAACACAACTACTGTAGACAGTAGAAAGCAGTACACACTAAGAAAAATCGCGAGTGCAACAGCAGTTAGAGTCTTGGGAGGTAAAGACAGTCAAGCGTATTTAGAGCTCCATCATAAGGTATTTTGTCAACTTTGGAGAGATTATAAAGATTATTTCAAGATTCCAAGCTACAGAGATACATTAAAAATTGATTTTGAAAAGGCAAAAGAATACCTGCAGGGATGGAGACCGGATCATAATCTACAGATTGAAATTTCAAGCGTGAATGAGGGTGAGTAGAATGAATTTTGAAAAAGCGTTAAAAAAGCAAAAAGAGATTGAATTAGAAGAAATTAAAAAAGATAGAAAAAATGGTGTTCCAGTAAGAATTAATCCAAATTCTTTAGTAGCGAAGGAAATTGAATATCAAACATATCTTTTAAAGGAAATTCTGGAAGAAATTCATCAAAATCTAGCAGGAGTAAAAAAGCAGTATAAACAAAATTCTAATGATATAGATACTGAACTGTGTCTAGAGAGTATTAAAAACAATAAAACACTTTTCAATGCAGAGATATTTCTTGACAGGATTTTGAATGTGGAACTCTGCAAAATGTTAAATATATTGTATCTTGAATGTAAAAATGAATGTGGATATTTTAACAAAGATATTTTTATGAGAATGAGTGAAAATCTATATAAAAAAATATCAACCCGTTATGAGGGACTGGTGAATGCTTATAGCAATGGTGAAAAATAAATCAAAGAGGAGTTACATATGGATATAGTAAAAGCAATTAAACAGGCTCAAACTGAAAATAAATGCATAGCATTGCCTAATGATAAACAATGTGAAGAAAATGGGTACAGGATAAAATTAAAACCGTATCCAAATAATCTAGTGTGTTTAGAATTTTATGGTATAAAAAGGGAACTGCACCAGTTTAGTATAGCTCCCAAAGAAATTATAAGTGATGATTGGATTATTGTAGACTAAAGCCATTCTCTAATTTCTTTTAAAATAGAATAAGTCTTTTTTAGAATTGTGTTTTCTTCGGCTTCTCTAATAGCTGTAACATTTAATACAGTTGTGTATATTACGTTATCAGCCCAATTATTATTTACTAGATTATCTTTTTTTAACAGTCTGAATGCATCACAGATAAATTTATCAGTTTCATCAGGGTGAAGTGATTTAAGAGAATCCCATCCGAATATTGTTTTATGGTCGTTTGAATATGATTTAATCATATATTCTAAATACGAGTTTGCCAGTTCGGTCAATTTCATTACTTTCACCTCGCTTTCATTTGAATTTCGACATTGCAGTGCCGATAACTAAATTATAGCAAAGGTGAAAAATAAATCAAAAAGGAGGATATATATGAGACCTACAGCAATGCTTACATTCGAGCAGGTTAAGACAGATTTAGGAATTTCTACTAAACAGCTAAACATTTTTATTGATTTAGGCTTGCTTAATCCGATTTTTTTAGGAAAAGGTTGGAAATTTAGCCAAGAAGAAATCCTAGATTTTCAAAAGGAATATCGTGGTGAACACATGAGTAATTATGTTGAAGCAGTAACAGCACATGAAAAACACATGAAAAAAGCTGCTATGTCCAGTAGCAGCTAATCAATGAAACCACGTTAATTATAGACTATAAAAAGGAGTGTGTCAAAGGTGAATAAAGAAATTATTGAACGTTTAAATGAAATAAAACACGTTGTTGATTCTAACACTTTAGAGGAGCTTATCGAAGCGTATCCGGATGCTGCGGGATTTTCTCTTTGTAAAGAATCTACATATCCTTCAATTGTAGGCATAAGCTCATATCTTGTCGATAATCTAATAAAGGATATCGAGAATGGAAAAATACATTAACAGGCTTAATGCCAGAGGCTTTTATACAATCGTTTTAATTATTATTTTGGTAGGTTTTATTGCTGCGGGAGCTTCAGGTATCATTCTCGATTTTATCGTCGGGATAATAAAAAATATATAGGTTTTTAACAGTGTTTTTAGGGTACTGTTTTTATTTGCACCATTTTTAGGAAAAAGGAGGATTTTATGGATATAAAAATAGAATTATATAACGATCACTTTGAAAATGCCAAGCGCTATCAGATACCACGAGCGCAGTTAATTATCGCTGATATTCCCTATAATATCGGGATAAATGCATACGGCTCAAGATCTGACTGGTATATCAATGGCGACAACAGAAACGGGGAAAGGTTAAAAAGCCTATGTTTAAGATAAGATGGGCAAGAGATGGAGAATAGAAACAAAATGAAGATAACTTATGAAGAATTTAATGATCTGCAAAGACTGCAGAAAATAAGGGATTATGCTCAGGAAATCTTTAATACATTAATTTGTTTAGGATGCATCGCTGAAAATAAGCACAGTAAAAAAATTACGGCAATGACAACTGAAATTAAAGCAATCGAAGATGATGCAGTTGAAAATATTAGAAAAATGATTGAAGGAGAGTAACAACAATTCATGAAAAAAGATAAAAAAGCTAATGTGATAGATATTTTGAGTTTAATCATATCCACAATAGCAGTTCTTATATCGGTATTTTTATAACGGAATAGAGGAAGGAGAATGTTAAATGATATTTGTAACACTATTTTCAATACTGTGCATCATTTCTCTTATAATAACTTTCATTTTTATTTATAAGGCGCTAAAGGCAGTGAAAAAAGAAAAATTCCTAGAAGCATCAAAATATAATCTGGTGTTTCTTGTGTCCACTGCTTTAGCAGATATGTTTGCATTACTAGTTTTGATTTTCAGTTGATTCCAAAATAACGAGATTTTCAACGGTATGATTTAGTTTGATTAATAAATCATCTGCAATTTGCTTATTCTGAACATTATCACTTGACCTTTTCACCTCACTTTCAAATATTGATTATACCATGAGGTGGAAGTCAAAGAAAATTTAAGTATAAAAAACAGTAAAAACTATTTTAATAAAAAAATCTCTCTAATCCGTTGGTACATATGGGATTAGAGAGAAAATATAAATGCAATATAATATTTAGGTTATATTGCACCAAAGGGGTGATAAATTGGCAAGACGTGTAAAGAGTTATGACGGTCAGCATGAGACACTTCCAATTAAGGATACAAGACAGCTGCAGGAATTTATGTATAACCTGCTTAGAAAAAAAGATAGAGCAAAAACACCGATAAAGAAATATCAGGCCGATCGCAACTGGATGATGTGTCTGCTTGGATTTAATACGGCTCTCAGGGCAGAGGATTTGCTACAGCTGAGAGTATTAGATGTCAAAAAGGGATATATACATATAAAAGAAAATAAAACGGGTAAGATGCAAAATTTTCGTATGAATAAACAGCTTCATAACGATGTTCTTGAGTATATCGAAAGAAACGGATTAGGTGATTATGATTATCTTTTTAAAGGGCAGAAAAAGAAGCAAAACGGCAAACCGTATTATTTACCGATTACTCGGCAAAGAGCATATAACATTGTTGAAAAAAATGGCGAAGAGGTCGGGATTGATTTTACATTTGGCGTACATAGTCTAAGAAAGACATTCGGATATATGTATATAAATGCAGGTGGCAAATTAAATACATTAATGAAGATGTACAACCATGATGATCCAAACGTCACTATGAAATATATCTGCTGGGGGCGTGAAGATGCTGAGGCAGACCGTCAGGCAATATATCTAGGAGGCGTACATAAATGATAGTAAGTGATTTTTGGTTAGGGGTGATCCTAACCATCGCAGCAGAAGCAATAATAACAATCTTAGTTGTTGATTATTTAGGACAAAAAGAAAAGGATGATGAAAATGTTAAATAAATTGATTTTATTTTTAATTAGAAAGAAACTTCATTTAAAAAAGTTTCAACAATTTTATTTTAGTAATCAGGCAATTAAAATAGAAAAATATTATTTTGATAATTATGGTATTATGAAAATTTCAGCTTGTGGATTAGTCAGATCAAATTTATCACTTAATTTCTTATTATCTGATGAGTGCAGGATCTTAATTAGGAGATAGGAATGATGGAAAATAAAGGAACAATTTACAAAGGTGAAGTAATGCATGATTTGAAAGTACTGTTTGATAATGCTGGTGACTATTTTGAAGATGAATATGAGCTTGTAAAACAATATATCGAACGGTTGGAGCAGGAAAATAAAAGACTATTAAAAAGAGAAGAGCCTCAAGAGCCATGCATAATTGAGGGAAAAAAGTTTTGTCCTGCCTGTGGTGATGAATTGACCGACGTTGATCCAGGCTTGTTTGAATACTGTTTTTATTGCGGAACGAAATTATATTAGATTGGAGGAATTTAGATGAAAAAGATAATAGGTAATTTGCTGTATGACACTGAAAAGGCTAAAAAAATATACAGTTTCATGCAAAAAAGAAAAATATCAAGTTTTGGTGGAATGAATTTTTATGAATGGTATAGCGTTGATGTATATAAAACAGAAAAAGATAATTATTTCATTCATGGCTACGTGAAAGAGAAGCCATCTTATGAACATTTTATCGAGGAATACAGTGAGCCGGAATTGAAAGAAATTCTTAAAAGAATAGACCCTGATAAGTATATAGAATTAGGATTTAATGATTTTGAAGATGCATAAAAAAGTACCCTGAAAGTGTGATTTTACGTAAATCGGGGTAACGGTAACTTTTTTTAGAAATTTAATTGATTAAAAATTGCCAAGAGTGTTGATGGCTATAGAGTTTAAACGATTTAGGCTATCTATCAAAAAAATTGACACTCTTAGGGATTATGTAACTTTTTTATAAGAGATTGGAGGAGTGTATTGGTGAAAATTTTTGATGCATGTTGTGGCTCAAAAATGTTCTATTTCGATAAGACTAATCCTAATGTTACATTTATGGATATACGCAGATACAGTGACATTTTGTGCGATGGAAGAAAATTAGAAGTTAATCCAGATGTAATAGGTGATTTTAGAAATATGCAATTTTCTAATGATGAATTTGACTTAGTAGTATTTGATCCACCGCATTTAATAAAAGCCGGTAAAAATTCATGGTTGGCTAAAAAATATGGATTGCTGGATTTTGCTAGTTGGCAAGATGATTTATCTAGTGGTTTTAATGAATGCATGAGAGTTTTAAAACCGTGCGGTACATTGATTTTCAAATGGAATGAAGAACAAGTAAAACTTAGTGAAGTATTGAAGTGTTTTAATCAAAAACCGTTATTTGGAAATAAGCGTTCTAAAACACACTGGTTGGTATTTGTTAAAAATGAGGTGAAAGAAAATGTTAAGTAAGGAAGAATATAAGGAAAGATATTATGAACTTTCACAACGATTTTTCTCTCTATTTGATTTTTTAGATGATGATGTAACTGAACGAGAAATTGAAAATATTGGATTATATAATATGCTAATTGATGATTATTTTGAACTTAAAGAAAAATACTCAAAAATTCTTGATGATGTCCACGACTATCGTTTTGAGACACATTGTATGAAAATGACAATAAGAAACCTTTGTGAACATTTTGGAGTTAAGAATGAAGCCGAGCTAAAAAATATCTATTTAAACAAACCATACAAACTTGAAGATTTAAAAGAAGATATGTGGGTTTATGATATTAAATATGATGAATTTTGTAGAATAGATTTTATCGCTGGAATATATCCACATCGTAGTTATAGTGATGGAACTTGCGAAGATGGTGCATTTGAAGAAAACCGTTTCTTTCCAGTGCAATACGCTAATTTAATTAAAATTTGGAGGAAATAAAGATGTTAGTATTACCGATTAAAAAGAAATGGTTTGATATGATTTTAAGCGGTGAAAAGAAAGAAGAATATCGTGAAATAAAACAGTATTATGAATCAAGGTTAGGCTACCAAGAATTTAAAGATATAATCTTTAGAAATGGTTACTCACGCAAATCACCTTATTTAAAAGCTCGAGTTAAGATTAAAAAGGGATACGGAAAAGAAGCGTGGGGAGCTGAACCGCGGAAAAAATATTATGTTCTAGAAATAGTTGAAATTATGGAGGTAGGTAATTAAAAATGGCTGAAAGACGAATGTTTTCTAAAACAATAGTTGATAGTGATGCATTCCTTGATATGCCAATGTCAACACAGTGTCTATATTTTCATTTAAATATGAGGGCTGATGATGACGGCTTTGTAAATAATCCAAAGAGAATTCAACGTATGGTGGGAGCTGCTGATGATGACTTGAAACTTCTGATTGCAAAATCATTTATTTTAACATTTGAAAGTGGTGTTATTGTCATCAAGCATTGGAGAATGAATAACTATCTTAGAAATGATAGATATAAACCAACTGCTTATCAGGATGAAAAAAATCAACTTATTTTAAAAGAAAATAATGCTTATTCTTACATAGATAATGATGTTGGTATACCAGCGGTAAACCAAATACCTACCAATGGTAAACCCAGTATAGGTAAGGTTAGTATAGATAAGGATATTATATATATAGTCGAGCAAATAATTAATTATTTAAATTCTAAAACCGGTAAATCTTTTAAAAAAAATGTAAAGAAGAATCAGTCAGTTATTAAAGCAAGATTAAAAGAAGGATATCAGCTTGATGATTTTTATAAAGTTATTGATAAAAAAACTAACGACTGGTTAAACAATCCCGATATGAATAGATACTTAAGACCTGAAACACTATTTGGTCCAAAATTTGAAGGGTATCTAAATGAAAGTACTAATTATAATAATCAATCATGTATTGGGGAGGTGTTAGGGTGATTGGTTTAAAAGATATTGATTTAGGAATACCTGATGATGCAGATACGAGCATGTATCAGACAGAAGCTGATTTTCTAAACGATAATATTGGACATTTAAATGAAAAGGATGGTATCAACTGTCCTGTTTGTAAGAATAGAGGTTATTTTTATGCAATGGTTGAAGGCTATGATCATGCGGTGCGTCATGATTGCGAATGTATGGCTAAACGTAGAGCTATTAGAAACACACGTAATAGCGGTTTAGAGGAATTGCTAAAGTTTACTGTTAAGGATTTTAAAACAGAGCATGAATGGCAAAAGAATATTAAAAACAAAGCAGTTGAATATGTAAAGACAAAATCTAAATCATGGTTTGTAATGCTTGGACAACCTGGTAGTGGTAAAACACATTTATGCAGTGCCATAGCTAAAACTTGGCTTGATGCAGGATATGAAGTAAGATATATTGTTTGGCCTACGTATTTAAGAGAATTACAAAATAAAATGTATGGAAAAAATGATGCATATGCAATTTTAAAAGAAAAGAAAGTAAAAGTGTTATTCATTGATGATTTTCTAAAAGGAAGTACAACAGAAAATGCTTATGAAATTGCTTTTGATCTGCTTAATTACCGCTATAATAATAATTTAACTACTATTATTTCAAGCGAATTGTTAATGGATGAATTAAATAAGAGAGATGCTGCTATTGCAGGAAGAATATATCAACGATCAAAAGGATATTTATTCCAAATTAACAAGAATGACAAAAACAACTATAGGTTGCTTTAAAGGAGGTAAAAAATGAAATGGGTTAAAGAATATATTCGAAAAAGAAGAATAGAAAAATGGAAGAAAGAAGTAGAAAAGATAGCTGTTGTTACTGCTGCATGTTCAAACATGAAATTTAAATTTTTTAACTGTGATTTAAATTTAACTGATTCAAAAAAAAACAGGATTTATATAGAACTATTGATAGAAAAAAGCTGCCATATGTTATATATACAGATAAAAACAGTTTTATGATATATCCAAGTGAATTAGTAGAGGAGCAAAAATGACGATAAATAAAACTGATGATTTAGGTATAAGCAATGACGTATTAGCGGATTATATTAAACGATATGAGGCAGCTGTGAATCACGTATTTAAAGATTATCCTAAACAGCCATCAATTTACAGTCATGAACGACAGGAGTACAGTGGAATGGATATAAATACATATATCTATATCGCTGATAATTATTTAATGTTAAAAAAGCAACTGGGAGGTAAGTAATGCAGGAATCAAAATATCAGATAAAAAACTGGAAAAAATGGAAAGCAACAAAGTATCTTCTTGTTCAGACAAAAAATGAGCTAATGAATAATATAAAAGCTATTACATATACAAACGAACTTCCGGGTGGATCACATAAAAGTATTGCAGACAAATACAATAAACTAATAGAAGATGTAAAGGTTTATGATGATTATATTAAGGCATATGGTTTTTTAATAGACAGATTAGAAAACGCCATAGCAACAATGCTGAATAAAGATCAACGGGAAGCAGTTATAATCTATTCAAATAATCCATGGAAAGGAGACTGTGAAAAAAGGATATACGAGGCTTTAAAAGCAGGCTTTTCAAAGAGTAGTTTTTATGATTTATTGAATGAGTCTTATAATATATTAGACAGTGTTTTAGATATAGGTTGTAAGGAAAATACAGTAATAATTGAATCTCTGGAAAAATCCCGGAAAAAAAACGCCTAAAAATGTGTTATTATGATATTGTGGAAGTTTTGAAAGAACACCACAACATTAACAAATCAGCACTTTGATAAGAAGAAACTCGAAAGGGTTTCTTTTTGCGTTTATTTGTAAAGTTTACACATTATTTAATTTATTCCTGTAAAAATAATTTTACATTTTTTTAAATCCCCCCCGGGTTTGCGAAATCAAAGTGTGAGTAGGGAAAACGGTGAATGGGTACGTAATCGCTGAGAATCGATTTTAAAAAGCGGCCTTTACACCTAGTTTATGAGTTTACAGAAAAGTACACTGTATTTACGAAAGGAGCTGAAAATGTGACAATAACTAAATTAGCGAAATTGGCAGGTACAACAAGACCTACAATTTATAAATACTTTGAAAAAAAGGGCTATGATAAAAAGAATATAAATGAAAATGTTATCAGGGATGTTATTGATCATTTCAGCAAAAGGACCGAAAGCAATAAAAAGTTAAAAAGCACATGTAAAAGAAGTTCTGTTTCACCTAGATTCAAAGCAAAAAACTTGACCGAGGAAGAAAAAGAAACAGTCAAGGAAAGACTTTTAAATGCAAAAAATGACTACAATTACAATGCCAAGATTATAAGTCGTTTAAAAAATGAGATAGATGAGTACGTTGAAGAAAACAACTGTACTACTTTTGAAAACCATTCAGGCGGAACATCAGCTATTCCGCAGATCAAGCAGCTTGAAAACTATATGAAGTTAAATATTGCTTTGAATAAAACGATTCAGGAACTTGAACAGACATTAGATATTATTAGGCTTGCATCAGTTAAAGAGGATGATCCATTTGCAGTCAGCTAATCCATTCTTTGAATTTATTGAGCGTTCTAAAAAATATCCTGATGAGTATCCTGAAAAAATTCATAAGCAGATAAAGATGCAGGAGGAAATGCTGCATCTTTTTGAATTCAGAGAAGAACGGGGAAAAAGATGTGTAGACTGGATTGAAAAATTCTGCATTTTGACAGAGGGTGAAAATGCAGGGAAACCTGTAAAACTTCTTTTATGGCAGAAGTGGTTTTACTATTCAATATTCTGTTTTTATGGTGAATTTGAAGAGCCCGAATATGATACTTCGGGCAATGAGGTAGGAAAGAAAATAAAAATAAGCAGAGTTGTCAATGATGTCATGCTGCTTATCGCATCCGGAAACGCTAAAACTACAACGATTGCTTTTTTGAATACCTACATGCTTTACAGTCCTGAATTTGCATCACCTAATATTTTTATAGGCTCAAATTCTCATCAGCAGTCAAGAATCTGCTTTGACTGTACCATGGAAATCATCAAGAAAAACAGGATGCTGAAGAAATATGCAAGAATCGTAGACAGCCGATCAAGAATAAGTGTTGAAAAAACTAATTCATTGCTGGTTGCTGTTTCCAGTGATGGAGACAATCAGGAAGGTATTATTCCGGCAGTAATAGAAATCGATGAAATTCATGTAATGAAAGACAGTGCATATGCTGACAATCTAAGAAAATCAACAAAAAGAAGTGATATGCTGATTATCGAAAGTTCAACGCATGGTACTGTTCGAGGCGGTTATCTTGATATACGTTATGATTATGCGACTAAAGTTCTTGACGGTGAAACAGAGGACAGGCAGTATCGCAGTTTTTTTGCTATTTTTGAGCAGGACAGTGAAAATGAAGTATTTGAAGCTTACAGAAGCAAAAAGTACGATGTTTTCAAAAAGTCTAACCCGTCATTAGGTTTTGCAGTTGATACAACTATGCTGACTGGAAAAATTAGAGAAATGATCGATGACCCTTCGAAAAGAACGGTAAATTTAACAAAAAACTTTAATATCCCACAAAACGGTGAATCAAGTTTCTTTTCAAAAGATGAATGCATGACAAACATCTTTAATGAAGAAATATTCTGCAATGCACCTGTCTTTATTGGTCTTGATATGGCATGGTCGCGTTCGCCTAGTGCCGATCTTGCATGCATATCGCTGCTGATGGTAAATCCGTTTACAGAGAGAAGGTATTACAAGGATATTTTTTTTCTGCCGAAGTATTATAACTATCAAAGTATGGATGACGGGGCACTAAATTCAAAACTGCTGGATATGATAGAGCTTAAATCGAAACAGGACAGCAATATTCTTTACAATAAAAAAGAAAAGAAGTATGGATATCAGCTTTATGCCGATAAGGGCGATGTAGTAATCATAGATGAAGCACTGTGCAAAAAAATTGTAGATATCTATGGAGTCAATGCAAAACCGGATATGACAGGAGTTACAGAAGATTTTATTATATACTATCTGGCATATCTTGAGCTGCTGATGGGTATTCAGATAGTAAAATTTGGACTCGACCCAAACAAGGCTTCAAAAATAGAGGCTTATTTTAATGCTAATGTTGCAGCCATAGATAATCGTGATCTTTGTGTTAAATTTCAAATGGAAAAATCATCTATATCTAATCCTGTTTTAGAGAAAATGAAAGATGTTCGTGCTCAAAAAAAAGTATTCTGCAATAACAAGCTTACGGAACTTCATTTTGCTGAAGCTCAGAAAAAAGAAACTTCCACTGGATTTAAACTTGTAAATCCTAAAAACAGCCGTAAAGACGGAGTTATTGCTGAGGCGGCTGCGGAAAGTGCCTACAATGTTTTTACCACTAATAAATTTACCGGTTCAAAAAATATGGAATTATTAAAAGACTGGTGGCGAGAAAATGAAGAAAGAATCAATGCCTTACTGGAAACGGGCCGTTTATCTAACTCCAAGATGGAAAAATGAAACAAGGCCGGAAGTAATCAGGCGTGATAAGAGCATATGTTATTTTTGCGGAAAGCTGATTTTAAGCCGACTCGATGTTCATCATCTGATTGAGCTTACCGAGGAAAATTATCAGGACGAGAAAATAGCTTTTGGTCTGGATAATCTGGTATGCAGTCATAAACGCTGTCATGATATCCATCATCATCGCTTTTCAGCAGTCGTGGAAAAAGAAACTATAGTCGATGATGAACTTAATATTGATTATGATAGGAGGATGTGATGGAAATTATTGATAGACTGCGATATGCATGGCATGTCGTAAAGAGAGGGTTTAATTTTTATGACAGTAATGGAAACAGGATTACGTTTCAGGACTGGTCAAGTAAATTTATTGAAACAAAACATAGTCCAATAGTTGAAACAGCTTATACAACTTTTGCAAGCGAGTTTTCAAAACTGGATTTTTTTGTTTATCGGGAATTTTTAGAAAAAGATGAAATCAAATATGATGATATGAAAAATAATCGACTGAACAAACTGCTTCAGCTTCGTCCCAATGAACTGCTGACAGCTCATGACTTTAAATATATCATGGCTTATCAGTATGCAAAATACGGAAAAGCAATAGCAGTTATCAACCGGGATCAAAAAGGAAATGTTTATGATTATACACCGCTCGATATGGCTAACTATGAATTTGGATGCGGATATAAGCTGAACAATGGAAAAACATTTCTTAAAACACGAAATAAAACCACCGGGAAAATCGAACTTATGTATACCGGGGATCTTATTTTTTTACGAAACAATCCCAATGAGATATTTCAGGGCGATAAGTCCAATCTTGATAATTCAACTTTAACACTGACAAGACTATTTGATACTCAGCTTAATGTTTTAATGAACGAAATGCTGAAATCAGGTGAAATAAGAGGGATAGTTGAAATAGGGTCTGCCTCACTGGGTGGACTGAATCAGTCGCTTGCAAGCAAGGATAAAAAGATTTCTAAACAGGATGAAATAACTGAACGTATAAAAAAAGCCGGCGGAGGTGTACTGGTACTTGATGCCGGTGAAAAGTGGCAGGATATGAAAGCTCCGTTCAGGACAATGTCGGTCGATGAACAGAACAATCTTACAAAAATGATCTATTCGTTTAAAGGGATAAATGAAAAGGTCGTAAACGGTACTGCTGATGAGAGTGAAATGGAAATCTATTTCAATAAGATCATTGCACCGTTCAGTGAACAGTACAAAGAAGAAATGAATTATAAGTCACTGAACGAAAAAGAAAGAGACAGCGGAACTGTAATCGACTGCAGGCGTAATCCGTTTGAATATATTTCGATAGACAAAGCTATGAACAGTGCATATAAAGGGGCTATGTTCACAACAAAAAATGAGATGAGAAAAATGGTCTTTAAATTTGGCCCGCTTGCAGGCGGAGACAAACTTATTGATAACTTAAATTTTGCAGAAAAGGAGGAACAAAAAACAGATGAGTAAAATTATCAAGCGTTCATTTTGTGCAGAAATGCGGGCTGTAGAGGATACAGAGCAGACGAATGAAATGATCGTTGAAGGCTATGCACTGCGATTTAATGAAGATACAGTCATCGGTCAGGCGCCTTGGGGCTGGATTGAATCCATTAAACGAGAGGCGATGAATTCAGCTGATATAAGTGATGTTGTTTTAAATATGAATCATGATGACAGTAAACTTGTTGCCAGAACTTTAAACAAATCACTTGAACTGATTGTTGATGATGTGGGCTTAAAAATCCGTGGAGTAATAGCTAATACGCAGACCGGACGTGATTTCTATGAACTGGTAAAAAACGGTCTAATTACAACTATGTCTTTTTGTGCATATGTAAAAAAATCACAATGGACAGAATCTGTTGATGAAGAGATGGACAGGCGTGATATCGTTGAATTTGGACGTTTTTTTGATGTCAGCGGAGTTACGTTCGCAGCTTATCCCCAAACAGAGATTGCTGCATCAAGAGACAGTTCCGGCGGCGGGATTGACGAGGATGCCAGAAAGCATTTTAAAGAAAAGGAATATCGTAAACAAATTAAAGAACTAGATAAAATTATGGAGGAAATTTATGAATAGAGAAGAAATTTTAGCTTTAATCAAACAAAAAGAAGCAGAGGCACGAAATGAGGATATCACTGCCGAGCAGAGAAGTGCGCTGATGGAAGAAATCAAGGGATTGAAAAGAGATCTTAAAAATACTCCTGAGCCACAACCGGAACCTGAACCAGCACCGGCTCCAAATTACCGTAGAATGGATGTTTTCCATGATATGGATAACAATATTACAGATGACATTTATTCAAGCCGTGAATATCGTAATGCATGGTTCGAATCTGTTCGTTGCGGATCAGATGATTATGTAAGAAGATTTATTTCTACAAATGACAGCGGAAGCTCTCAAGGCGGAGCGGTACTGGTTCCTACTATGCTTGAAAATACAATCGAACACGCTGTTCGCCATGGCGGTTCTATCATTTCTCTCTGCAACATTACAGCTTATCCCGGATTGACTTCGATTCCGTATGAAATTGACGAAGGTGAAGAGGGGAAAGACCGTGAAGAGGGAGCATCAGGACCTGCTGAATCTGAAATCGAATTAGGAGAAGTATCATTAAAACCAAGCACCATTGTTAAATGGATTTCTATTACAAAAGAAATGGAAACTATGGCAATTGATGCCTTTGCAGATTATGTAACAAATCTTTTAGTAGAACGTATTTTAGCTGCATGTGATAAAAAGGTGCTTCTAAATGCAAAAGGCGATAAAGGATTAAATGGTATTGATACTGTAGCTGATACTAAAATCGTTGCATCTATCAAAGAATCTTTAGGATTTGGTACTGGATTTAATGCTCAGGCAGAATTGGACGACAATGTAGATGCTGTCTGCATCATGCATAAAAAAACATTTTTTAACACTGTTATGCAGATGAAAGATACAACAGGTCAGCCTATCTTTAAATCAATGATTGATCCTACAACTGGAAAGGCTGTTTACTATTACAACGGTATGCTTGTTAAATTTGCAAATGATCTGCCTGAATACTCAAAAGCAACTGAAGATCAGACATATATGGTAGTTGGTGATTTTAAAGGATACCGTGCAAACTTCCCTAATGGTTTTGCTGTTTCCTTGTTAAGAGATCCTTATACTCTTGGCGTTGATGGAAAAATCCGCTACATCGCTGATATCATGGCCGGTGGAAATGTTACAAAACTGCTTCACTTCTGTACTGTTAAAAAACCGGCTGCTTAACAGGAGAATAATATGAAAAAGAAATATAAACTATTAGCTGCTGCCACGGTAGTAGCTAATAAAGATTCTGTTGTTATTCTGGATGAACAGCAGGCAGAACTGTTAAAAGACAAGATCAGTCCTGTTAAAAATACAAAAGGTGAGAACCATGAATCTGGAAAATAAAGATAAACAGTACTATGTTGAAAAAATAAAAGATTTATTAGATATAGAGGATACCGAGATCTATGACAGCAAGATCATCCTGCTGCTCGGCGGTGCAGTATCAACCTTAAAAACCGCCGGTATACCTCAAATAAAAAAAGATGAAGAATTTAGCGACAGTTATGCGATATGTCTTGCTATGGAAGTTTCTAAATTTTTAGATATAGAATTTGATCATGATAATTTGCAGAGGCTGTATATAACCGCTGTAAATACATTAAGACTGGAATTCCTATGAAAACAGAATGCAGACTGATTTATATTGATGAGCAGGTCGATATAAATGGAAACCCTGTAAATATAGAAACTTCAAAAACAGTTAAATGTGATGATATTGGTCAATGGTCAAGCGGATATTATGAAGACAGAAACAGAGACATGATGCTTTCATGCAACTTGAGAATTGCAAGAAATTATCTTCACAGTTCCTGCGGTCAGCTTAGATATGTGGATTACAGATGTATCCGCTATGAAATAAAACAGATTCTAAGCGATAAAAAGAGAAAAATGAAATGCATTCTTGATGTTGAGGAGTATAAGGTCTAATGATACACATCACTCAGAAGGAATTAATGAAAAAATTACGCAGCAATCCGCTTGAATGTGAATGCTACTATGAAGATGTAGGAAAAAACAAGGCAGGCGATTATATTTTTCTTCGTCGTCTTGACGACCGTATCATTTATGCCGATAACCAAAAAACTGTATGTTTCAATCGGATTGAGTTAACGGTGTACTGCAGGGCGGTTGCCGACCGTAATGAAATATGCCGATTTATAAGCGGCACGTTCGATGTACCGTTTACCTATGGACGAAGCGGGGATATTTTTACTGCTTCTGCAGTATTGAGAATGATCGTGAGTGACTGGAATGATTAATGATTTTGAAGTGGAAATCGATTTAAGCGATTTTTTAAAGGCACTTGCAGAGGAAGGCAAAAAAGAACTTCAGGAACGCAGTCCTAAAAGAAGCGGGGGCGGAAGCTATGCAAAGGGATGGGCTTATAAAAAAGTCAGGAACGGATTCATAATTTACAACAAAAAGCATGCACCGCTTACCCATCTGCTTGAAAACGGGCATCTGTCTAAAAAACTGAACTGGGTAAAAGGACAGGCTCATGTAAGACCGATGGAACAAAAACTAGAGGCCAGTATTAAAAACAAAGCAAAACTTATTAAAATCATCGCTAAATAGAAAGGACATGAAATGGAAAAAAAGATTATATATGGAAATGACAATTTTGGCTATGCGCTGATCGACACTTCTGAAGAAACACCGAAATTCTCAGCGCCTGTAATGCTTCCGGGTATGATTTCCTCAAAAATAGAGGTTGAGGAATCATCAACGAAGATTGCTGCTGACAATACGACCTTTGCAATCATTGCAGGTGCAAAGGTCAGAAGTGCAGAGGCTGCCGTTACATACATCCCGGTACAGTATTACACTGAATGTCTGGGATATATTGAAAATGCAAGCGGGATGATCACCGATACAGGGAAGAAAAAAGCACACTGCTTCTTTTTCACTTCTACCGAAATGGATGCAGTTACTGGAGAGGAAACTCAGACACTGCATTATATCTATGATGTAACTGCTTCAGAACCGGCACTGGAAACGTCAACCGTAGAAGACGAAGTAGAGGCCGCTGAACTTACAATCACTTACGAATCAAAAAAATCTGATTTTGTTAAAGATGATGAAGGCAAACTTGTAGGGTATGGACGGATTACAAGAACAGAACAGAATAAAACGTGGTTTGATACTTTTAAAACAAAAGTACTCCTTCCAACAGATAAGGTGAGTGGATAGGTATGAAAATATTTAAATATGACTACACTCCTGAAAAGATTGCTGTCGACAGAAATACGGGAGAGCCGAGAATAATTCGAGGAAAACCTATGAAGTTGTTTTTTTCTATGACACACGAGGGACATCGGATATTCGAGGAACTCTATGAAAAACCGCTTCTTATTGCGCTTTCAGGAGAAGATATTAAAAACCGGAAAGAAAAAGATATCGTAAGGTTTATGCTTGATAAGCGTTTTATTTTATGCCTGGCAAGCGCAAGCTATCTGAAATGCAGAAACGGTGAATTCTGCAACAGCAATATGAATGCTGATGAATTTATTAAAATCGAAGGTATTAAAAACATTGCAAACGATTTTGATTTTGTCAGCGGTCTGATTGGAATGGTTTTCGATACTGTTCCTAAAGAAAACAGAAAAAAAAGCCCCGCAAACCGGCGGCAGAAAAATAAAAAAAAATTCTAAGCTACAGTTATGTCACTGCCCTTCTGGTAAAACTGAGAATTGATTTAAAATGGGCAGATGTACAGACGTGGCGGACATTATTTGATCTGATGGAGTCGATAAATACTCTTTCAGGTGACAGCAGGACAAAACGAAGGAAAGCAACCCCAACTGAGGTTGCTTCTTTTGTTAGAAAGGAGGATACATGTCAGGAGGAACAAAAATAACCGGTCTTACCGTTGAAATATACGGCGACGATAAGGAGTTTCAGGATACAGTAGCCGGAACAAAAGAAGCATTGAAGCAGCTTGAGCAGGAATCGATTTCCTTGAATAAGCATCTTAAGTTTGATCCAAAAAATGTTGAAAAACTTAATCAGCGTCTCGGCTCTCTTCAGCAGCAGGTAAAACTGAACCAGTCTCTGGTTAAGAAATACAATGATGAACTTTCTCAGATGGATGAAAGTGAGATAGGTTCGGATAAATGGATATCTTTAAAAAAGAAGATAGTAGATGCAGAAAGCAAGATAGTCCAGTGTAACAGTTACATTAAGGATACAGAAGAATCTCTTAAAAAAGTTGACAGTGTATCGCTTTCAAAACTGAAAAGTGAAATCGAAGAGACTGCCAAAAGTGCCAAAGACCTTGGAGATGGATTAAAAGATAAGGTAACTACTCCGATACTTGCAGCCGGAGCCGCTGCTCTGGCAAGTACTCAGGCAACTAAAGAATATCGTGAGGATCTTGCTAAACTTGAAGTAAACTCCAATAAAGCCGGCGGCGGTTTAGATGCTACAAAACAGGCCTTAAAAGATTTAAATGCTATTACCGGTGAGAGTGATTCAAACATAGAAGGTCTTTCGAATCTGTTAAAAGCAGGATTTACTGATAATAATCTTGCTGATGTTGTTAACAGCCTAAGCGGTGCAGTTATTCAGTTCCCTGATACGCTTAAGATTGAATCATTGTCTGATTCTCTTCAGGAGACTCTGGCTACAGGTGCAGCAACCGGGCAGTTTGGCGAACTTTTAGATCGTCTTGGTATAGGCGCTGATAAATTTTCTGAGAAACTGGCTAAATGTAAAACCCAGGCTCAAAAGCAGGAATTAGTGATGAAAACTCTTGCTGAAAGCGGTCTGGCTGAAGTTAATCAGGCATACCGTGAAAACAATCAGAGTCTTATCGATAATTCAAATGCGCAGTTTGATTTAAATGAACAGCTGTCAAAATTAGGGGCAAGGCTTGAACCGTTTGTTGCAAAAATAACGCAGTTTGCTGCGGATATGCTCGCATGGTTTAATAACCTTACACCCAGAATGCAGATGATAATTGCAATAGTGGCCGGGATAATAGCTTCCATTGGACCACTTATTTTAATAATTCTAAAGGTAAAAGAAGGAATTACGATTCTATCCGGTGCTCTTAAAATTACAACATCACAGTTCATGATGATCATAGGGGTTATTGCTCTGGTTATTGGTACATTCGTTCTGCTGTACAATCAGTCGGATTCTTTCAGAGCGCTGATTGACGGCATCGCAGCTACTGTACTGCCGATGCTGCAGACTGCTTTTAACAATATCTCATCTTTTGTGACAGGTACTTTGATTCCGGTACTTATTGAACTCTGGAACTGGTTCAGCACGTATATTCTTCCGATTATTTCTGCAATCGCCGAATTTGTTATAGGTACGCTCGTACCGGCATTTTTAAAAATAGTATCCGCTGTTGGATCGTTCCTGATGCCTGTTTTATCTGGACTCTGGAATTTGTTTATCAGTATTGTAGATATAATCAAGGGCGCAGTCGAATCATTCCATAAAATGTATGATGCATTTTCGAAAACAGAAGCTTTTAAAGTCTTAAAGGATGTCATTCAGAAAATTGCAGATGTGGTTAACGGCCTTATTGATGCGTTCAAATGGATTGGTGAGAATGTAGGTAAAATATTTGGAGGTATTGCTGATGTTGTTGGAGACGTTGCAGGATCAGTAGGTGATTTTATCGGATGGCTGAATCCTTTCGACAGTGGCGGTTTTGGTGATTTGGCAGTTGCTGCGGGAAATACAAATATAAATCTGTCAACTTCATTTAATGTGAACAATAACGGTACTCCTATAAGTCAGACAGAGCTGAGACGATGGGGGAATGTAATTACAGATATTGTTGATGAAAATTTAGGAAGGCGTGGTAGATAATGGCTGTTAGAAAATTCTGGTTAATAAACGGACAAGGGGAAAAATATGATCTTACTGATTTCAAAGATGCATTTTTGAATACACCAGCCGGCTTGGGATCGTCAAATACAGTAACAGTAACCAGATTGGGAAATTCTCAAAAATTGAATTCTGTAACTGATAATCTTGAACCGTTTGGAGGCGAACTCCTTTTCCAAAACAGTGAAGACAATGCACTTGCTTATGACAGCTACAACGGATTTGTAAGGTTTATCAGCATACTGCCGCTGTATTTTCATTATCAGACACCCGCAATGTCAAACGAAAATTACTACCGCGAGGTAGTGATGAACAGTATTGAAAAGGGTGAAGTAGACGAAGAAACCAGTCTTTTGAGATGCAGCGTTTCATTCACGCCTCTTACAATGTGGAAAAACGATAATCAAACGGTCGTGGAAGCTGGAGCAGCAAAAAATACAGGTAAAAAATACAAATTAAATCGTAAATACTCATATTCAAGTGCGGGCTACGAAGATATTAAACTGATAAATAACAGCCCGCTGAATGTTCCTATGGAAATAGAGATAATCGGGCGGTGTAAAAATCCGTCATTTACACTATATGACCGTTCCGGGAGTGTTTACGGTGTATGCCGGCTGATTGGTACATTTGATTATGTATATATAAATTCCGATGACCGTCTAGAGGAAATAAAGTTAAGTCTTGATGATGCATGGCTTAATAACGCAGTTAATTATCAGGATTTTACTGTTGGAATTCCAAATCAGGCATATTTAACATTCTGTTATTTAAAACCGGGAACATCAGGAATGAAATTTACATTTGCAGAAGAATTTGACGGTTATGTAAGAGTAGGGTGGAGGGATGAATATGCAACAGTCTAGAAACGGGTATTACCGTGTTTACTTTAAAGGACGTTTTGCCTTGTCTGAAAAAGCATATGCATCATCCCGGGCACTTAGTTTTAATGTACGCGAAGATCTTTTAACAAGTCAAAACAGTTCAATTTTGCTTGAAGCTACTCCAAACGCTGCAGTAAACGGCGATGTAATAATTCTTGTCGATGCATATGGTTCGATTCTGTACACCGGTGTAATAAAAAGTATTGAGTCAAATCAAATTGATGCCAATGATATTTTAACACTGTTCGATGATGAAGATTTTTATTCAGCAGGAAGCTACAGTGATAAAAACTGTAATACGCGAACCAGATATATTCTGGAACATTATAAAAACAGCAACAATGATGATCCAAAGATAACTGCACTGATAAATCAGTTTGATATAAGTGAAAGTGACAGTTATCCAAGGAAATGGGGTTATGACTATACCGAGGTACATACACTGAATGTATATGAACAGCTGTTAAAAATGTATGATGACTACAGTGTTAAGATAAGTGTTTCTATTCCGATAAATGAAGGAACACCTTCTATTTATACCGCACCAGTTGAAGCTGTGGAACATAAACTTATTGATAATACTGTTGTACTCCCTGCAATGACACCTGTTGTGGAAATACAGGAAACAAACAAACTTATAATCTATAATCAGGACGGGACAGTAAAACGTGGTGTTTATTATTTGACGGAAGACGGGATAACCGAAGACGGCAGCAGTCTGACAAGACTTAATGTAGTAAATACTAAAATAGTTAACAGTGATGATGAAATCAGCACTATCGTTTCGGGAAACCTTGAAAAAGAGATGTATAATCACAAAATTACTGTCGAACTGATTCTTGATAATAAATTATATGATTATTACAGTTTTGTAACTGGTGGAAAATTTAAAATAAGCATAAACCGTAAATATTACGATACTGTCTGGACGGGTTATGAACTAAATCTTGATGAAAATTCAGCGCTGGAAAAAGCTACTATGACTTTTGGAAAAGTAAGAACAAAAGCAAGCGAGAGGTACTTTCAATGATTGAAAAAAATCTAGAATTACAGTTCAGCGGCGGTGATATGAAAGCACTGGGAATAACCATACATAACACCAATAATGAATTTACCGCGCAGGAAAATTATGATCTGATGTTAAAGGGAACAGGTTCTTACTCGGCGCATTTTTTTGTTGACAGCTGCGGTGCTGTTCAGGCCCTTCCTATTGATGTTCAGGCTTTTCATACGGGTAAGGCATATGATCAGGGAAATAGAAATACTATTGCAATTGAAATATGCAGTCGCGGCAGTGATGAAGAATTCATAACTGCAGTAGAAAATACAGTACTTCTTATCTCAATGTTAAGAAATAAATTAGGCAGCTTACCTGTTTATTTTCATAATGATTTTGACAGATATATGTACTGTCCTCACCGTATACTGGATATGTATAAATCAAAGAAAAACTTTATTAGGAGGTGGAATCTTGGCAATTAAAGTAATGGCAGACAATAATCAGGATATAGAAGCAAAGCAGGATGCTGCTCTATATCACTACTTATCAGGATATAAGAAGCATGATATTTTTAAAGGTTATGGAAACGAACTGAATGTTCAGGTGACCGGACTGCAGGCCACATTGAAAAACGGGGGTGCAATGGTGTATGGACATCACATTTTTTGTGATGGAAGTGATACATTGACACTCCCGAGCAACAGCACTTTTTATATAGTAATAAGGGTAGATATGACTCAGCCTGCCGGGCATGAGGGATCATTTACAACTGTTACTATTTTAAAAGATGAAGATATTTTAAATAGTGGAAATGTTTATGATATTCCATTGTTTAAAGTTACTACAGGAGTGAATGCAGTAACTAAAAATGAAGATTTAAGAAATGTCAGCGAAAGAAATATAGTTTTATATGAAGAATAAGGAAAGGAGCAAATAAATGGCAATACAAACAGTACAGGCTATTATCAATGGGGTTACGACTACATTGACTTTAAACAACCAGACCGGAAAATACGAGGCAACATTAACAGCCCCGGCAACTTCCAGTTATCCTAAAGAAGGACACTATTACCCCGTACAGATAAAGGCAACAGACAAAGCCGGCAATGCAGTGACTGTAGATGATAAGCATGAAACACTTGGTTCTAAACTGCGGTTAGTAGTTAAAGAAAAAGTAGCACCGACAATCACAATCTTAAAGCCAACAAGCGGTCAGCTTATGTCTCAAAATAAACCGGAAATCAGTTTTGAAGTTAAAGACAATGATTCAGGTGTTAATGAATCTACTGTTACATTAAAAATTGATAATGGTGCAGTAAGCGGATTGAGCAAGTCCGCTATCGAGGGAGGGTTTAGATATACTTATACTCCTGCAACTGCATTAAAAGATGGTGAACACACTGTTACGGTAAATGCGAGCGACAATGATGGAAATGCTGCGACACCTGTAACGTTGACATTTAGAGTACTGGCAACTGCACCTAACTTGTCTATTACCAGTCCGGAAGACGGTTCTTGGCATAAAAATGCATCTGTAGCTTTTGCCGGTTCAACAAACGGAGCTAAATTAACTGTCAAAGTAGGGAATGGAAATGCACAGAATGTACCAATCAGTGACGGTACGTTTACAGGAAACGTTACTTTAGTTGAGGGTGCTAATACCGTTACATTTGTAGCTACAAGTGCCAGCGGTGTCGATACAACAATTACACGTACTTTAAATCTGGATACAAAAGCACCGGTAATTACAAACGTTACGATTACACCGAATCCGGTCGATGGCGGCAAGACGTATGTCGTTGCAGTAGAAGTAACAGACTAATGGTTGAAAAGGTAATAGGAAAAAATCCAAACTTTGAGATTATTTTCTATTTCACTGAAGGACAAAGATGGGAGGCGGAACTGCCTCCTAATTTATCCGGTGAATACTATATTGATCTGTATGCATACGATAAAGCCGGAAATGTAGGATATATGTCTAAAGCATTATTTGAAGTGGATACTACAAATTTATGCTGGCATATTAAAATTATTGACTACGATGTAACAGTAAGGTTTAAAAATGACTATAAATGTATGATAAGGGAGGTAATGCCGTGTGCAGTGAAGAATTAAAGCTGATTGCAGGTGAAAATCTTAAAACGGTTTTTTCGGTGCACAGCAGGAAAGAACAGAATTTTTCTATTAACAGAGCATACGTTGAACTTATGCAGTATGGTGAGAATATAAAGCAGATTGACTGCGAAATAGATGAACACGATATTGAATTTATGCTAAGTATAGACGAGCCCGGCCGTTACGATCTTATCGTGACATATTTTATTGCTGATGAAACGCTGAAAGAAATGTTTAAAGTGGAGGTAAGATAAATGAGTTATAAAATTCTTGATGTTGAACTGACAAAATCCACTTTGGCAGTTAAAGAGCAGTTTATTATACGTGTTTCTATAGGAACGTGGGATTTTGTTGGAAAAAACTACAGCTGGAAAAACCTTTACGATTTAAAGAAGTGGGGTGATCTGATTGGCGGTTAATATCCCTGCAAAAATTACAGTACCGCCGGATATCGATATGAGCAATCCTGCCGATATTCGGGAGGTATGGAGTGAGATTCAAATTACAATACAGTATATTAATAAGCTTATCGATGTGCTTAATGATCATAAAGAAACACTTGGATTAGCGGTATACTATGAGGAATAGGAGAAAATTTGATGGATAAACGATTTATCAAGAGTGTGAAACACCCGGTAGGGTTGAACACACACACACACACACACACACACGCTACAGCGTGTATTTATATTATTAAGAGGTACTTGCAAAAGTGCCTTTTTATTTTTAACAGGACTGGTGGTGACAAGCATTTAGACTTGTCACGTGGTTTTAATGCCTAAACTAATTGATAAAAATGGTAATAAGTTGTTTAAAGATGCTTTGCTATGGAGCGGAAGCCATAACGGATATGAACATGCTGTCACTTTGAAAGAGGACGCGTTAAAATTTAAAGAATTAATTGTTGTATTGAATGATAAAGCGGTTATAATGCCGGTTTCTGATGGGAAAATAATGAGTAGTGGTGTTCCAATCGATTATAGAGTTATCGCATGCAATTTTACTTCATATGTTCAAGAAACAAAATATTTGACGATTATGACTGCATTATGGAGCAGTGCTAGTGTAAATAGTACAACAACTTTAACAGCTGTTTATGGAAGGTATTAAACTAAAACAGTCTAAATGCCTTTATGGGCAAACTTAAAGATTCGAGTGGTAAAAAAATTTTGTTGGGAACTGTTCTGTTTGACGGTGATACAACAAGCAGTTTTACTTTAAAAGATGATTACACCAATTATGACTATCTAGAGGTTATATGGCGTCCGCATTCTACTTTGGGGCAGTGTTCGGATATGATGATACCAACGAAAGACAGTAAGATGCATTTGGAACGTGCACAGGCTATAAATGGTGTTACTACTGTTTATCGGTGTCAGTTGGCTTTTAGTGGAAAAAATGTATCACTTTCTGGCCGTACTCAAGTCATTAACGGTAATGCAGTTGATGCAGTAGAAGAACACATTTTGAGAGTAATCGGATATTAGTAATCTAGGCACTTAAAAGTACCTCTCCAAGAAAAGAAAGAGAGGTAAAAAAAAGTATGATTAATTCAATGAAATTTGCGGGGAGGGGGTACTATTTACTAACAAGAAAAATAGTATCCAGTCTTCGGATTATATCTCTAAAAAGGGAGGTGCAGCATAACAGCTGTATCTCTATGATTAGAGGTGCAGATCATGTCTAGCTTTGTTAATAAAGATGGAAATATTATATTAAATTTAAATTACAGCAGTGAAGAAAGTTTTACCGGTATGTACTGGATTGATGGAAAGAAGATATATGAAAAAACTATTAATATTGGAACATTGCCAAATAAAGACAATAGTGGAGTTAAAAATGTTGCTCATGGTATAAATCAATTAGACAGAGTAATAGATATTAGAGGAATTGCGGTTTCCGGCACTGAAACAATACCGCTTCCGCATAATAATCCATGGGTCTTAGGCGAAACCGTAACAATTCGTGTCAGTGGAGCAAATATAACAGTTGATACTAACAGCAACAAAAGTTCTTATACTGGTTATGTAACTTTAAAATATACAAAAAAATAAAAATGAAATGATTTATACCGTCACAGGATGGCATAAAAATCGTTTGGAAAGAAGGTAAAATATGGATTTAGGTTTTATTTCAAATTATTTTGTTCCGGTCGTAATGGCCGGATGTCTAGCAACCGGATATGTTGTTAAAAAATGGATAAAAGATGTTGATAATAAATGGATTCCTACAGTTGTGTTTTTTGAGGGTGCTGCATTAAACTGCATCGTATCCGGAAATGTAACAGTAGAAACAGTTGTAGCCGGTGCAGTATGCGGTTTAGCTAGTACCGGATTGCATCAGGCTTTTACGCGAATTATCGAAAATAAAAAAGAGGAGTAACAGATCCTGATGCAAGAATTCTTAATGAGTACATGGTCTATTGTCTTAACTGCTGCAGTTGGTTATCTTGTAACTAATTCCAGAGACAGCAAGAAAAGTCGAAAAAAACTCGAAGAAAAAAGAGAGCAGGAGAAATTAGACCAGACTAAAAGACAAATTGTTATGGAAGAGGCGCTATGTGCAATGTTGCATGAACGTATCGTGAGGTTTTGTGAGCGTTTGCTGATAATCGGTTATGTTACTGCTGATGATCTAAAGGAACTGGATTACCTTTATAACCCCTACAGGGCTTTAGGCGGTAATGGAACAGCAGAAAGATTATATAACAAAGTGCAGCAGCTTCCATTGAGAGTAGAAAACGGAGCGGAGTAATTCCGCTCTTTTAAGTTAAATTCAGGAGGAAAAACAAAATGGAAATCAAACAAAACTTTTTAGTAAACAATGAATGTTATAAAGCAGGCAGAACTATTAAAGTTACAAAGTTAATGGTTCACTCTACTGCGTGTCCTAATGTGTCTGCTGCTGGTTTTGCAAAAGCATGGAATACTCCAAGACCTGCTGATAGACAAGTATGTGTTCATGCTTTTGTAGATGATAAAGAGGTTATTCAAACATTGCCATGGAATTATAGAGGCTGGCACTGCGGTTCAGGTTCTAATGGTTCAGGCAATAACAATATGATTGGCGTTGAAATGTGTGAACCTGCTGATTATTCAGATAAAGCGTATTTTGATGCTGCTATTAAAAATATGATTGAGTTATATGCTTATTTATGTAAAGAGTATGGATTAAATGCTAATGATATTATTTCACATAAAGAAGGTCATTCACAGGGTGTTGCTTCTAATCATGGTGATCCTGATCATTGGTGGAAGTTCGTAGGATATACAATGAATGATTTTAGAGCTGATGTTGCTGACTGTATTGCAAATGGTAACGTAAATGTTAGTTATGGCAACACTGTAAAACCTACTCAACCACAAACCAGTGAAGGATATACAACTGGTAAGACATATACATTACAAACTGAATTGAAAGTTAGAACAGGAGCTGGTACAAACTATAGAGCTAAATCTCATAGTGAATTAACTGTAGACGGTAGAAAACATGATGCTGATGGAGATGGGGCTTTAGATAAAGGTACTAGAGTTTCATGCTTAGAAGTTGCAAAAAACGGTGATGATATTTGGATCAGAACACCATCAGGATGGTTAGCAGCTTATTACAACGGAAATAGATATATATCTGGTGAAGCTGTTTCTAATGGTTCTTCTACAAGCCAAACTAAGCCCTCTAATGCATCAAAATCACTAGGAACATATGAAGTAATTGCTAGTGATTTAAGTGTTCGTACTGGCCCTGGGACAAATTATCCACGTAAGACATATGCAGAGCTTAGTACAGATGCAAAAAAACATGATTATGATAAAGATGGATGTCTAAACAAGGGTACGCGTGTTACTGTAAAAGAATGGAAAAACGGATTTGCTCGTATTCCTAGCGGATGGGTAAGTGGCGATTATCTAAAAAAGGTATAGTAATGAAACGTATAGAAGTATCTGTTTTAGCCGCTCTAGCGCTATTATCATTATTACTAGGAATTGCCCTAGTACAAGAAAAACAAACCACTAGAAACCTAAAAACCAATCTAGAATTAACAAAGCAGGAACTCTATGATGCTAGAGGCGATAGAGATTATTATCAAGGGCAGTATAAAAAATATTTTGAATTGTCCGAAGAACTTAAAAATCAGATGGGTGTTTATGCTTATTAATAAAGTTTATCTAAAACACGGTGCTGAAGATGTTCACGGTAGCAAATTAAATACCCGAATAGAATACACCCTTATACATAAGGGGCTATCTCATAGCATAATCACTTCTGGATATGGTAAAAAAATATATATCAATAATAAATATATAAAAAGAAAACCTAGGTCGTAGTGATCTAGGCTTTTTTTGATTTGAATTCATGGTAATACCATTCTAAAAAATCATCAAATAAGGCTTGTTCAGCATTTTTTCTAACTTTTAATGCTTCATCAAAATCATGGTATCTACCCAAATGGTAAATCTTTTTTTTAAATGTTATAGTTGCTTTCCACATTTTCCGTGATTTATCATAGGTAACGCCACTATAAGGATTTTTTTTAGATTGCTCCAATGCTTTAACATCAGTGTTATCTATTCTAAATTCATTACGTTTAACAGCTGCTTTCTTTATGTTTTTGCTCATTGTTTCCTTTTGCAGGCATCCACAGCTTTTAACTTCACCTCTTGCTAAATTTTTATAACTTACATCAACCATTTTTCCGCAGTCACATTTACATGTCCAAATAACTGAACCATTGTATTTATCACGATTTTTTGTTGGTTTTATTGCAGTTAATCGACCATAACGTTTGTTTGTAATATCAATCTGTTTAATAAAATTGTTTTCTTTATTATAGCAACCGCAACTAACTACTTTAGGATTATTTAAGCTATCGGAACGCAGCCACTTTTTATTACCGCAAACGGGACATATTATATAGAAATATGTCCGATTGTTTTCTCGTTTGTAATCTATTATTTTAAATCCTCTAACGGTTGTTCCTACACGGTCTTTAGCCAATATTCTCATATTTATCTCTTATCTCATCAATTACATCTAATTGTAGTTGTACTGCTTCGTCTTCAGTGACGGGATAATTTGTTTTTACGTAGCTTATATAATCATCGTCTATGACATTACTTAGATAATAATCTAATTCACTGTCATAATCTTCTAAATAATCTGTGTGTGAACTTGGACTTGTTTCAATTTCAACTAAAATATTTTTTAAATTAGTTATAAAAGAATTTCTAACATCCTCAAGATCAATAATATTAGCTACCTCAGTATTTAAGGCCATTGCAATCTTATATACAGTAGCTGTTGATGCAGAATTTAGGCTTTTTCTATCCTGCTCATAGTCTTGTAATGTTCTAAGGCTAATATCTGCTAATTCCGCTAAATCTCTTTGGCTGTAAATAGTATTTTTTTCTCTATAATTTTTAAGTTTACTCATTTTAAATCTCTCCTTTTTTATATTTTATTTTTAAATGTTAGTTAAATCAACGAAATTACCTTTGTTGTTCCAGTATTTGCTCATTCCATTAGTGGTATAATACGCTCTTGTTTTGCCGTAATTTTGCCATAATTTGAATTCAAAGTTGTAACATTCTGCAATATTATAGTAATCCCTTATTTGTTTTTCTTTTTTAGCCATTAGCCAAGCCATCTTTAAGGCAACCTTTAATGTTTTATTCCATTTTCTAATAATAATCCAAGCATTACACATAATTTGTTTTTTATTATATTTCATCGTTGTAACCACCTTTCACCTTACAAATATATTATACGCTAATAAACGTATAATATCAATAGTTTTGATACGCTTTTTAGCGTATATTTAATTTATGTATCAGGAACAGTAGAATTTTTTACTTATTATAATAAAAAATACAATGCCATAAAATATGACACTGTATCTTTTAATAATAACTTTCGACATTTCGTATTATACGTTTTTGTTTTTCGATTGCATGCTTGCAGTCTATTATTTTTTCTTCCTTATCCTGTAAATTGGAAAATTCCAAGAATTTTAGTTTTTCTTCCAGTACCTTTAATTTTGTTTTTGCTTCTTGCAGTTTTCTGTCCTTTAAATTCATATTTAACACCTCATTAGTATTATAATAAAAAAAGCAATAAATACTCAAGATTGTGTTGAATAAAAGTGTTTTGTACACTAAGATACTAAAGGAGGTTATATGGATATGTCAAAGGACAATACATTATTTAGAAAAAATACAAATACTTTTTTAAAGTCTAGTATTTAAATATAAATATCAACTGCTAAATTTCTGCTAAAAATTAAACATAAATAAAAAAATGGCTCTAAAATGCACATTATAGAGGACGGTGTATAACCGTATGGGATAATCCCTACGGGATTAAACTGGTATATCTTAACTATGCAGAAGTTAGGATATACTTTTTTTTGAATTTGATTCTTCGTTAGATTATTAATTGCTGGTTTAAAACGACAGTTTTGCCATCCTATTTAAAGAACGAGCGCACAGGTTGATAGCAATTATAATTATTTATAAAATGGTAAGAAAATTATTTTTTATTGGTTTAAATTAAAATAATTAAAATGATATTCCGGATAACCCTAAGAAAAAATCATATAAAATTGAAAAAAGTATTTGCATAAAAAATTAATTTAATAATGTATTAATTTTGATAATTTGATATAATCAAATTAATGTGGAGGTATGTATGACAGATAGTAGAATTTGTATTGCCTTGGATTTTCAAAATAAGGCAGAAGTAAAAGAATTTTTGGAAAAATTCAATGATGAAAAACTATATGTAAAAGTTGGAATGGAACTATTTTATGGTGAAGGTATTGAAATCATCAAAATGATTAAAGAAATGGGACATAACATTTTTTTAGATTTAAAATTACATGATATTCCTAATACTGTAAAAAGTGCAATGAAGCAACTAGCAAAATTAGAAGTAGATATGGTCAATGTTCATGCTTCAGGAAGTATCGCAATGATGAAAGCTGCAATTGAAGGATTAGAAGCAGGCAAGACAGGTGATAAACGACCTTTATGTATCGCCGTTACATGTTTAACGTCACTTGATCAAGAAGTGCTAGATAACGAGCTTTTAATTAACGATACATTAGAAAATGTCGTTTTAAAGTGGGCTACTAATGCTAAAGAAGCAGGACTTGATGGTGTTGTTTGTTCACCATTAGAATCTAAAGTGATTCATGATAATTTAGGAATGGAATTCATAACAGTAACGCCAGGAATTCGTTTAGCTGATGATAGCGTAAATGATCAAAAACGGGTTACTACTCCGGCGATGGCACGCGAATTAACATCTAGTTATATCGTAGTAGGTAGAACGATTACTGGATCTGCTGATCCATACGCAACATATAAAAAAGTATATCAAGATTTTCAAGGGTAG